TCTCCGAAGTCGGCTTCGAAGTCATGTACTGGCTGCCGTTTCTCGAGCGGCTGGTGCAGGACGGGATTCCGCGTGAACGGTTGATCCCGATCAGCCGCGGCGGGGCCGCCGCGTGGTACGGCTGTCCGAAAGGCCTCGAAGTCTACGGCATGCGTCCCGTCGAGGACGTGCGCGTGGAAATGCGGCTCCGCGTCGCCTCGGCGAAAGAGTCGTTGAAGCAACTGCGATGGACGCCGTTTGAACGCCAGTTGGTGAAGGACGCGGCCGAGACGCTGGGCCTGACGTCGTATCAGACGCTGCATCCTCGGTGGATGTATCACGTCCTGTCGAATTACTGGGAAGCGCAGAAGGGGCTCGCGTGGCTCCAGAAGCGCGTGGTCTGGAGCACGATCCCGGCGCCGGCACTCCCGCCGCTCACGATGGACCTGCCCGAGCCGTTTGTCGCGGTGCGGTTCTATCAGCGCCCGACGTTTACCGATCGCGCGAAGGGTTTCGCCGAGGCGGTGGTCGCGCAGATCAGCCGGGACGTCCCGGTGGTGATTCTGCACAACGACACGTTCGTGGACGATCACCAAGACCTGAAACTCCAGGGGCGGAACGTCTACCATCTGCGCGATCTCGTGCCCGAGGTGCCCGTGGCGTCCAACCTGGCGATTCAGACGGCGGTGCTCGCGAAAGCCGCAGCGTTTGTCGGGACGTACGGCGGGTTCGCGCAGCTCGCGCTCCGGATGGGGAAACCCTCGGTCTCGTTTGTCGAAGAATGGCAGGGGACCATGTTGGTGCATAAGCACTTGGCAGAAACCGTGGGGATCGTGACAGGCGTCCCGTTCCTCGTGACGGGGATTCCCGATATTCCGCTGCTGCAGGGGGCGCTGCCGATTCTACGGACGCGGGAGGAAAAATCCGTCCCAGCCGTAAATCTACGGGTTGCGAATTCCGCCTAGGCGCGTAGAGTCATCCTCAGATTCGTCTCGACCCGCCGCCGGGGATCGGGCGTCGTTTCCCAGAGACCGAATCGCTAGGCCGCCGCTATCTCGGGCGTAGACGGGCCGCCGCCGCACTCGGGCGTTGTCGTCGATGTCGGGTTCCTGAGGATCAGCCGACGTCGTCTGCATTTCTCTGACCCTCCCACAACTCACGGTGTTCTCGCGCGATCGCTGGATCGCGTGTGGGAGTGTTCATGGCTGAAATTACTGTCTCGTCCGCGAGCTACATGCGGCCGTACCGGTGTCCGTGGGGATCCACCCCGGTCCGGAACATGCCGCTCTCGACGGGCATTTCGACGCTCATCATCTACAAGGGCTCGGTCGTCGCCCTCGATCCCAATTCCTCGGTCTATCAGCACTGCATCGTCCCGTCCTCGCTGGCGTCCTCGGGGGGCGTGCTGGCCTCCACGTGGGTGGTCGGTGTGGCCGCGGAAGGGCCGGGCACGGCCGAAGGAAAGTCCTCGACCAACGCGCAGGGCACGCTGATCCCGGTCTGGGAAGCCAACCCGCTGGTCGAATTCCAGGCCAACACGCGCGGCGCGCCGCTCGCGTCCACGCACGTCGGCACCTACCGCGATCTGGTGTGGGACTCGACGCTCAACATCACGCTCGTCTGGGCGGCGGGCTCGTGCCTCGCGACCCCGCTGAACCGCGTCGTGGTCACGGGCCTCATCGACAACATCGGCGACACCGGCGGGCGCGTCGCGTTCAAGTTCGTCGCGCAGGATCCGGTCTCGTCGCTCTCGACCGGCAAGCTGCTGGCCTTCTTCAAGTGAGGAGCACACACATGACTCGCATGATTCGCTTCATGGCGCGTCTGGGGCTCCAGACGGCCAGTGTCTTCGCGCTCATCGCCCTCAAGGTGATGCGCGTCCTCGATCCCTTCGGGGCCTACGCCGCCCTGCTCGCTCCGGGCGTGCAGACCCGCGGTGTCTTCGACGCGATCTACGACAACGTCGACAAGTCCCTGTATGCGGTCATGAAGGACCGCCTGAAGGAACTGCCGAAGATTTACCCCGACTACTTCAACATCAAGACCTCGGACCGCAAGTTCGAACGCGTCGTCTCCTACGTGCCGTTTGGCGACACGCAGACGAAGGGGGAAGGCGATCCCTACGTCATGGACGAACTGCGGCAGGGGTACACCAAGGACTTCACCCACACCGAAAACGGGCTGGGCTTCGAAGTCACGCAGACCGCGCTCGAGGACGATCCGGAAAACATCCTCAGCCGGGCCGGCGACTGGCTGGCGTTCTCGGCGCGCTACGTCGAGGAAGGCCGCGCGGCGAATCCGTTCAACAACGGCTTCACGGCGACCACGGGCGAACTCGCCCCGGATGGCCTGTCGCTCTTCAACGCGTCGCACGTGCTCAAGGGCGGCGGCGGCACGTGGAAGAACCGGCCGTCTACCGATGCGGACCTGTCGGCGGCGTCGCTGCAGCAGGCCCTGATCGACTGGCAGACGGATCAGCGCGACGAGGCCGGGCATCTGGCGATGCCGGTCAACGACCTGATCCTGCTCGTCCCGCCGGCGCTGGAATTCCTGGCGGACCGCCTGCTGAATTCGGTCGGTCTCCCGGGCAGCTCGGACAACGACCGCAACCCGATCAAGTCGCGTCGGTCGTGGACGATCATCGTCAACCCGCGCCTGACGGACACGGACGCGTGGTTCGTGATCGCCGGGGACAAGGCGCGGCATGCGCTGACGTTCTATCGCCGGGTGCCGATCACGCTCGACCCGATGGCGATTGACCCGCGGACGAAGAATCGCATCTTTACCGTGCGGCATCGCTTCTCGATCGGTGCGTGGGCGGCGCAGGGCGTGTACGGCTCGGCCGGCGCGTAGGTCATAGACGCGGAATCTGAACCAGCGGTGCCCGATCCGCGCGGGTGCTCGCCTCACGAGTGCCGCTGGTTCGTTGACGTGAGGACATCATGGGCAAGACTGCCTATTCTGGGCCCGTCTACGGCGCGAAGTCGCTGCTGTGGTGCTTTGGCCCCTACAATGATCTCCATAGCTCCGGGGCGACCACCGGCCTCCTGACGCCGAATTCGCTCCGCACCATCCCGCCGTACGAGGACTGGATGATCACCGAGATGACGTTCTCGGCGTCCACGAATTCGTCGGTGGCGGCGGGCCACGGCGTCTATCTCAAGTCCGAAGGCGGCAACACCTCCATCATCCCGGTCAATCAGGTCGGCAACGGCTCGACCCGTGCCAACACGATCTTCTCGCTCGTCAATGCGGCGGGCTCGACGACGTGGAGCACGTGGGCGACCGCCACCGCGGATGCCGGGGAGTACGAGGGGCAGTGGGTGCCGGCGGGCTCGACGCTGCGGATTGTGACGTCAGGTGTGACGCTGCTCGGCAACGCGCAGGTCAACATCTACGGCTACATCCGGTTCCGGAATTCGACGAGGGCCGAGTAAGTCGTGGCGATCGCCGCTCGGATGACCTGGGTGTTCGGGGCGGACCCGTACCGCAACACCTCGAATCCGTCCAACACCGTCGCGAACTCGACCGGCGCGGGCACGGCGTACAACACGCACGGCTGGGGCAAGAAGTTTTCGTTCTACATCGAGACCACGGATTCGGCGTGGGGCTATCAACTGCGCACGAGTCGGACGTCCTCGGGACCGTGGGCGGTGTTTTCGTCCAACTCGGGGACGAGTACCAGTGTGACGGACTTCGTGCAGATCGATGGCCCGTTCGCGTGGGTGTCACCGCGGTGCAAGGCACTGGCGAGCACGGTCAATAACCTGATCGTGCGCATGACGGGGATGGAGTAACCGATGGCGGGGGTCTCGCGCAACGGCACGATGCAGTCGCCACTGGATGTGGTGCTCAACGCCTCCACGACGGTGCAGGGCTCCGTCCCCGCGACCTCGACGGGCAACGTCACGCTGATTTCCTCGGGCGCGGGCGCGATCTACGTGTACGCGTTTGAGATTGCCGCGCAGTCCACGGCGAATGTCGGCGTGCGGCTGGTCAGTGGATCGACCACGGCGAGCGTCTGGAATCTCACACTGGGTGCGACCTCCACGACCGCGATCGCCGCGGGCAACGTCGCGGAGGCCCGTGGGTATGTCACGCCGCCGGCCTGGATTTATCGCACGGCGGCGGGGGATCCGTTGACGTACGAAAAAGGCGCGTCCTCGGTGGCGGGGGCGTTGACGTCCTTCAGCTTTAGTTTCTGGCGCCAGTGAATGCCCATCTTTTCTTCGCTGTACGGCACGCGCCTCGATCGGGAGCTCGGGACCGACGATAGCACCGTCCTCTTCACGACCGCGCGGCGCAAACAGGCGATCAACGAAGGGCTGGGTGAGTTTGCGGACCTGACGGAATGTCTCGTCCGCACCATCAACATCCCGATTACTGGCGGCACGTCGGAATACGATCTCAACTCCACGCTCAATATCCCGGCCGGGGATTTTGTGCGGTTCAGCAAAGAGCCGATTGAGTTCTCGTACTTCCTGGCCGCGAGCTCGCAGACGCAAACCATTAGCGGCCAGAGCCTGCCGCGGCGGGATGTGCGCTGGCTCGATGAATACGAACCGGGCTGGCGGCAGTCCACCATCGCCTCGACGACGATGCAGATCCCGTCGAAGCATTACGTGCGCGCGGATGGCCCGGCGCTGTTTGTCGGGTTCACGCCGCAGCCTGGCGTGGCGAGTGGCGACAGTGCGAGCTTCAAGGTCTCGTACATCGCGCAGTCCCCGACGCTGACGAGCGACACCAATTACCCGTACACGTTCAACAGCTCGGTCCGGACGGATCTCGCGATCTATCACCAGGCGGGGGTCCATTACGCGGCCTCGCAGCTTGAGAAACTGCGCCGGGACGACCAGGCGAGTGATCGCCAGCTGCAGAAGTTCATGGGCTACGTCACGCGGTATCTGCAGCAGATGCGCGTCAAGGGCGGGCGCTCGATGATGACGGCGCGGAGCTATTTCGGGCGTCGCACCGGCGGCTGGAGCGATCCGCGCAGCCGCGATCCGCGGACGGGCTCATGGGCCTAACCGTCACGTTTGGCTGCGGGCATACCGCGGAGATCGGCGAGACCTCGGACGCGCCGATGTGTCCGGTGTGCGCGGACACGCGGGTGAGCCGCACGAATGCCCCGGCCCCGCGGTTTTCCGGGTTCTGTAGCTCGCCGCTCAAGAAGGACTAACGATGCCGAATATCGGATTGAACTTTTCGCCGACGCAAGGCGGCAACACCCAGAACGGCCAGAACGGGCAGCGGTCCGGGATGAGCGGCGCCGCGAATCCCGTGATGGACGCGATCAAGATTCTGAGCTTCCGCGTACCGCAGACGCTCGGGGCCAATGCGCCGGTGGCCCAACCGCTGATCGGCGGAGCGGGCGGGAATGCCGGGTCGGGCCTCGATAACTCCGCGATGGTGATGAACTGGCTGAATCGCTTCTTTGGTCCGGGCGCGATCGCCCGCCAGCCGGTGCCCGCATGGAATCCGATGGGACAGGACTGGAACGCGATGCCGGCGATGGGCAATGGCGCGGCCATGCCGAGCGTCTCGATGGCGACGGGTGATCCGAATGCGATGGGGGCGGGGTCGTCGCTCCCCGGTGCGCAGACGCCGCCCGCGCGACCAGCATTCAACTTTCCCACGACGCAGCCCCCGAGCGGGATGGGCGGCTCGTCCCCGTCGCCACTCGGCGACGCGCTGTCGGCGAAGAACGACTGGAACAGCGGCGCCGACACGCAGATGTTCGACCGCTAACGCATGCCCAATCAGGCGAAGGCGCAGAAAGCGCAGATCGGGAAAGGCTACCAACTGATCCCCGTCATCGGGCCGTCAGAAGGGGTCGATCTGCGCCTCTCGCCGACGGGCTTACCCCCGGGCCGCGCCCGCACGCTGATTAACTGGTCACTGGAGGAGCCCGGGGCGCTCGTGACGCGTCCGGGCTATCTCCAGTTCTCCACCGCCAGTCTCGGCGCGAATCGGCTGCAGGGCGCGATGCGGACGTACCTGAATACCGCCGTGCCGTCGGCCGCGTCCACGATCTTTACGCTCGTCGCGTACGGCGGCGGGATCTACAACCAGAAAGACGACGGGTCGTGGGCGAGTACGACGGCGTCGCTCTCGGGGTTGACGTCGACCGGCGAGATTTACTTTGTGCAGGATCGCGATCTCGTCGTGCCGATGGACGGCGTGACGCAGCTGTATAAGTCCACCAACGGCTCGAGCTGGACGCCGTTTGGAATTGCCGCCCCCTCGGTGAATTCGACGCTCTCGAGCGGAACGGGCGGGAGCTTGTCGGCGTCGGAATTCGAAGTCAACTACACGTACAAAGATCGCGATCTCGCGGTGGAATCGAACGGCTCCACGGCCCCCTCGACCCGCACACTCAGTTCCACCGGGGCCCTCGAAGGGCAGTTTCCGAATTCGACGCAAGCGCACGTGGACGCGATCAAGGTCTACGCCCGCAACAAGACCTCGGGCGAAACGGTGCGGCGGTACGTGTCCTCGTTTGCGATGCAGGCCGGGACGCATTCCACCTACACGATCACCTCCTCCGCGTGGACGAGCGCCGATCCGGAACCGACCGATCACGATGCCCCGGGGCTGTTGTCGTTTGGCGTGGTCTGGAAAAACCGCTGGTGGGCCCGGGATGCGGCGCGGACGAATCGGCTGAAATTCACGCAGCTGTTTCAGGCGCAGTCGTGGCCCGCCCTGTTCTACATCGACATTCCCTTTGATCGCGGGGACAGCATCCAGGCGTTGATGCCGCTCGGCGACACGCTGATGGTCTTTGGCGTCACGAAGATTTTCCTGATCATCGGGCAGACGTCGCTGGACTTCGAAGTCCGCCCGACGCTGGCGAGTCAGGACGGGGCGCTTGGCCCGCGGGCGGTGTGCGTGATCGAAAACGGCGTCGTCCATGCCGGGGCGGCCGGGATCTGGATCTTCGACGGCGTGAGTGATCGGTTGCTGAGTTACGACCTGCTCCCGGCGTGGCAAGACCTCGTGCAGAACGCGGCCCCGGATGCGTTGGCGCGGGTGGCGTGTACGTATCACCAGCCGCGGAAGGAACTCCGGATCGCGGTGCCGCGGCGGTATCCCTCGGGCACGCAGGGGGAATGGATCCTCGACCTCTCGCGCTCGCAGGACAACGCGACCGCCTGGACGGCGACGGACCGGGACATCTGCGGCTATCTGGCGTTTGACGGGCCGGAAGTCACGGCGGGGAATCGGAACCGGCTGCTGTCGTGGCCGTCGACCAGCGCGCTGCTGAACGAAGAAGCGACCGGGAATTCCGCCAACGGCAGCAACCTGACCGCGCAGTACGAAGGGCCGGGCCTGACGCTCGGGGCGTTTCGCGGCCGGTTCATTGATCTGCGCGGGGAATACGAACCGCACACCGGGACGCTAACGGAGCAGGGCAGTGTCGACGGGATGGATCTCCCGGCGCAGACGATCACGATCGGCGCGGGGCTCGCGCAGTACGGGAGCGCGGTCTACGGCACGGCGACGTATGCCGGGGCGGGACGCCGGCAGTTCTACAAACCCCGGCCGCTCAATGCGGACGGCCGGACGTACGTGCAGAAATTGACGTACAGCGGGAAAGAGAAATTCAAGTTGTTCGGGTACCACGTCGGCCTCGTGCCGGAGCCGCGGCCCCGGGCGTTCGGAGAATAGATGGCGAGTTTTCCCGGCGCAGTCAAAGCGTTCACGACGAAGAACCCCGGCGACACGATCCAGTCCGCGCATGTGGACGATCTGCAGGATGAAGTCGCGGCGATTGAGGACGGGTATCTCAATGGCACGGCGCGGCTGAATTCGTCGGCCTCGACGCTGGCCTCACTCAGCGTGACCGGCGGGTCCACGCTGGCGACGCTGAATGTCTCTGGAAATTCGACGTTCGGGAGTTCGATGGTGATCGGCGGCGTGTCGTATCGCTTTCCGTCGGCGGCGCCCACGTCGTCGGGGATGGCGCTGACGGTGGCGAGCACGGGGACGCAGAACATCCTGCAGTGGGGGGCGGCGCCGGTGTCGGTGCTCGCGGCGCGCGTCACGGCGGACGTCACCAGCAACAACACGACGCTCGCGGACGTGTCGGATCTGACGCTGACCGTGGCCGCGAATACGAACTACGAAGTCCACGGGCTCCTCAAGGTGTCGGGCGATGCGACGGGCGGTCTGAAGATCG